TTCTTTTTCTCTAAATTAAGCAACCATAACGCGGCAACGATAAAGTGTTGAACCCTCATTAACCTGACCCATGATAAGAGTTCTTGTATCTTCAATTACTACATAAGGACCTGAAGTAGGAGCTGTGTTAGCTACTGTCCATGTTGTAAGTCCGTTAGCTGGAGCTGCAAACTTATTAACTGCAGGAGCAACTGCACCCTGACCGCCAGTAAAGTTCTCATTACCAAGATAGAACTCATCACCCTCGTGAAGAATTCTTACTCTTGTGTTCTCACCTGCCTCTGGATGAACACCAGCAAGCTTATCGCCAACTCTGTAGTTAACACCCATAACTGAAGCGTGTGATGTACCTACGTAATCTACTACACCCCAGATAGGATAATCCTCATCATAAGCTGTAGCAATACGAGCGTTGAGATCCTTCTCTGTTGTGTAAAGATCATGTGCTCTAAGTCCCTTGATTGATACTACTGCGCCATCTTCTACTGCTGCATCAACATTAGAAGCCTGGAAATAGCAATCCTTCAGAAGATTAACTTCACCCTCTGAAGCCATGATAAATAGGAATAGGTAATTCTTTGAAATTATCTCTAAATTTTCCCCTCCTCCACACCGTGCATGCGACTTTCATCGCACACGGCGTTCCATCGAATTATAAATAGGTAAATTTAATAAAATTTTAATTGTGGGATCTTTTTCTTTTTTGAGTATATTTACTATAATCTTTATCAAAATATAATAATATTCCTCGTATTGTTTCTTTTCCTACCGAATATTTTTCACTTAATATATCAAGAGATCCTATTTTTTGAAAATCCTCATAAATCTCAATAGCATCTTCTTTATTAACGTTATAAAAATTCCATCGATATTTTTTATAATAGTCTCTATCAATATTTGATAATATGCGAGAAATAGTACGAATAGGTATATTAAATTGTTCGGAAACTCTAGAAACACTACCAGTTAAAATATAGTAATTAAAAATGTCTCTGTTATAACTCTCTTCTCGATATTTCCCTTCATTGGAATATTTTTTCCACTCTGGATCAACCCTTCTAATATTCCTAAGAATAACAGAAGAAGTGGCATTATAATCATTAGCTATTATAGAAGAATTTCCAATTTTTTTATAATCCTCTAAAAGTTGTTGGCATTCCTCTAATGTAAACTTATACTTATGATCATAATTATCTCCACCAAGTGTCATATTATATCCTTTTCCATATTGAAAAAAAGATTGTTTATATTCTATCCAATATTTTTCTCGTTCATTTAACGTGCTAATATCATTAATATTATCTTCTAATACTTCCCACTGTATAGAATTTATTCCATATTTTCTTATAGCTTTATGAAATAAAAAATTATCCATATAATGTTCAGCGTAAAACTTATGCTGAGCAATTCTATCATTTAATTTTTGTTTAGTTTGACCGATATAAACTTTGTTATTTTTAAATGTAGCGCAATATATTAAACCCACTTTTCCTCCTTTCATTAAGATTACCTATATATAAAACGACTTGTGACCATTCCTCCCTTCTCATTACAAGAATTTCACTGGTTCGATCACTACTTTTCAATAAAGATTAATCAGCTTATTTTCTTCGTCTGAATTCTAAACGATCTTTATCTTTCCTTGTTCCAATAATTCTATCTGTGCATATATTTTTAGGTGCTTGCTTTAAGCCTGATGAAACAAAAGTGCCTATAACACAATAAGGTATTTCATAACAAGATTTTTACTTTACCTCTTCATCCAATAACGTTTCCGCTAAGATTTTTTAAAGACTTTTTCATTCGCAAGTTCGTCAGTATTTCTACATTCTCACCTTGAATATTTTATAGACCCCCGGCATATCTTATTCCATGCCTTAGTTTAGGAATAATTCTGCCGACTTTACCGAGCTTCAGACAAGTGTAATGCCTGTCGGAGATTAGAGAAAGCGCTTCGGGACGTTACTCCCCCATTTCGCTTTTCGAATTATCAGTTCGAATTTTATACAATTCGCTACTTTTCGTATTAAATACTTATAGTAGAACAAGTCGCACTCTTGTTAAAAATCTTCATAGTTTCTTTTCCTCCATTTTTAGTTTAAATAATTAAGTTTCTTGATAGCTTCGTTTAATTCTGATACTTTAGAAGCTTTCTTTACTTGCGTTTTATTCTCTACTTCAATGTTAATAGAGAAATCTTCTTCTTTCTTTTTTGACACCTTTGCAGTATAGTAATACATCGCTAATAAACTAACAGCAAACTGCTTTACAGAATCTTCATCTGAAAGCTCAAAATTACTACACTTCTCAGTAACCTGAGAAATAAAATTCTCTCTAGCATCACTATCTACATCAGCGTCTTCGTTTATAATAGACTTACCAAACTCAACGAGCTTATTAGCTCTGTCTGCCTTAGCAGCGTTATCAAGCTCAGTAAATTTATCGTTAAGCAACTGATACTTTTCGAGAAGCTGATTAATATCAACTGTCTCTCCATCAAGATCTACGGTCTGAGCAAACTTACTGCATTTAGCGCATTTACCACATGCTTCCTCTTCCTTATTTGGATCTTCTTCTGCACACTTGCCGCATGCTTCGTCTTCCTTATTAGGATCTTCTGCACATTTACCACAAGCTTCCTCTTCTTTAGAACCGCAAGCTTCTTCTTCTTTTGCGCACTTACCACAAGCTTCATCTTCCTTAGCTGCGCACTTACCACAAGCTTCCTCTTCCTTGTTAGGATCTTCTGCACATTTTCCACATGCTTCATCTTCCTTATTAGGATCCTCAGCTGCACACTTTCCGCAAGCTTCAGTTTCTTTGGAATCATCTGGCTTATCTCCTTCGGTAGAATCAGCGCACTTAGCAAAATCTTCTTCTACTACTACTGGCTCCTCTACCTGCTCATTAGATAATTTCATAGGCTTATCGTTTCCTCCTTCCTTAGTTTCTTCCTGCATTGCAATTTCATCTGTGTTTTCATTATCAATTGCAGGTTCTTTCTTTATATAAGAATCCCGAATTTCTTCAGGAGACTCAACATTATTATTATATTCGTCTAAAGCTTGATAAGCAAACCTTAAACATTTTTGTTTTTGAGAATAATTTTCATTAGCTTCAAAATCTCTTACGCTTAAATTAGCTCCAGCAATACCCGGTGCTACATCAGCTCCTAAAATAGTGCAGCCTAAGAAGTTAAACTTAGTAATCTGTTCTACTCCTTGTTCATCCTCGTAAGAATCAATAACTTCTACTTCTACAGAAACAGAAGAGTTTCCTTCACGAGATTTTAACAAACTCTTAACTGCCTTATATGAATAACTAGTCCATAAAGCAGCTGTAAAAGATAACCACGTCTCCTTACTTTGTGAATCATAAGTGATCTCAATAGGATCAGATTCTCTAATCATACCCAAAATTCTTTCAGAGTCATTTGAGTTGTAATCAAAATACATTGATTCCATCTCTGCGTCATAATGTAAACCATTATCATTATGTCCTCTAAAATCGTTTTTGCTTGTATTAAAAGAACCTAAAATAGGTTTGTTCACAAAACTTGGAAGTGCATCTTTCATAGCTTCCACTGTAAAATGAGAATTGTTTCTATTTGGATTAGCATCAGAAATAGCTCTAACCTTTAACTCCAGAAAATCATTCTTAATAAGCTCTTTAATTTTTAAATCTTTAGAACTGAGTTCAAAATTTAATACTTTACCATTCATAAGTTTTTCCCTCCTTTCTTCAGTTATTTATTTTCTGTTCTCTTAGCAGAGTAGCGTCTATAGCTTTCCTCTAAGAAATCAGCTTTTTCTAATCTCTCTTTATAATTATCTTTTATAAGATTGATAGCGAATATAGCTCTATTGTTTGGAAACTTTGGATGTTCCTCACAATACTTTTCATAATCATCTATTATAGCAAGAATCTCTACAAATCCTTCTCTAGTATGTTTTTCACCTTTGAGAATCTCTTTTCCAAAAGATAAAATCAATTGTCTCTTTTCTCGTGCTTTATTTTCTTCGTCCTCTGTTATGTGATTGTCTAACTTATCTTCCATTTCTTTTTGTTTAGCCTAAATGGAATTAATTTGTTTCATCATCTCATAATTCAGAGCACATCCAAGTTTACAAGCTAAGAATCCCCAAAGGTTTAACTCCAATGGTTTTATCTTAATTAAACTTCCTATGACAACTATGATAGCGGCTATTCCTACAGGCTCTAAAATGTCCATGATTGAAGCCACGGTCATAATCTTTTCCCTCCTTTCAGTTAGAATGAATTATTAATCCTCTTGTTCCTTTGTTGTATTCTTTGGTGCCCTTTTGAGGATCTTGTGATATTTATTATCACTTTCATCCTTTCTGAATTTAAAAGCTTTATGGCATATTGTACACATGCAATCAAGCTGAGGTGGATAAACCAACATTCGCCTACTAAGAATTTGTAAAGTGTTCCCTTCTTTATTTAAATCATGGCAACATTTACTCATAGGCATCACTTATCCTTCTTTATATCGCTTACATTATTTCCAGCATCTTTTGATGTACCGGTATTGTCATTATCTACTTCGGTATCACTCTTAGCTGGTCTTCCAACAGGTTTCTTAGTTTTGCTCTTGGTCGTACTTGTACCACTCTTCTTTGAAGTAGAACTTCCAGGAGTCTGAACTTTTGGTACTGGATATTTCTGAGCTATCTTAGCTTTACCCTCTTCCAATTCAAGTTCGTCTGGAATAAGTTTCTCTCCAAGAACATCCATATAAGTAGTCATACCCTTATAATCTTCAAGTGTATGTCCATAAGCACTAAGAAGTCTAGGTGTAACACCCTTTACTCCTTCGATAAGCATCTCCTTCAAAACCTTGGCATCGTCTTTCTCTGAGAATATATCTCCCCAAAGAGTTATCTTCCATTCATAATTTAAATCAAAGTTATCATTCAAAACATTATCAAGCATTGACTCAAACTGTCTAGTAAGATAATCACTCTTTGAAGCTTGGATAGCTTCTGCAGCTTTTACGGATGCAATTGATGGTTTATCAGTAATTGGAAGTAATGCAGCATTACCTGAAGTAGCAATTAAATCTCTGACTCTATCAAAGATTACATCAAGAGCTTCTGGTTGTGATTCTAATTCATGCAACTCCAAATTTGTAAATGGAGAGAAGAATGGCATCACGTTTGTTGATACTGTATTCTCAAATAAAGTTGTATATCCTAAAACCGTATCAACTGAGATAGCTGTACTATCTGCACCTGGTTTTGGATCTTTAACTAAAGGAATCTGTCCTGTAAGGATAGAATTTACTCCTCTAGAGAGAAGGTTTCCCTGAAGCCAACGGTAATCAGCTAAAGAAGAAAAGTCCTCAAGCATACCAGTAAAATCAGGAATCATATTTGGATTACTACCATCTGAATAGAATGTATAAGCAAGATCTTGTGGGAGTCTAACCCAATACATCCAATCTCCACCAGGAGTAGATTCTAACATATGTCCTGTAGGCAATTGAGCTCTAGGATTAATTGTCTTCTTACCGTTTTTATTTTCCTTAACGATTCCGGTAGCCATCATTTCTGCCCAAGTATCTCTAATAAATTTAGGATACTGTTCTACATCGTAACCAGCTCTAAGGAAAATATTCATATTAAAGCTAACTCCAAACTGTTGCTTAGAACCGAAAGAAGTTATCTTAATATTATCACTGTTAAGTTTTTGTAATACTAAAAAATCGACGTCTTTATCCTTTTTAGAATAAGAAGTTCTAACTAAATAAGAACACTTACCTTCAAGGTTTACTTGTGTAGCAATAGTTTTTAATGTTAAAGGCGGGTTAAACTTTTTAAGTGCTCTATCCACAATAACGCTATCGCTCTTTAATTTCTCTTTATTAACAGAACCTTCAGAGTCCAAATAAAGAGGGGTTGCATAAAACCTATAAGTAGGTGTATCTCTATTTAATTTTACTAAAGTCTGATAAACAAAATTAGTATAATATAAATAAACGCTTATTGATCTAAGCATCTGCTCATTATCCTGCGGATCATCTAAAGCTGAATCTATTTCTTCTCTTGTATATTTCTTACCTCGAGTAGAAATCTGCTTTACTCTCTGATTCTGAAGGAATGGGTTGTTATTCATATTTCCCCTAATATTGTTCCATGTCGTATTAATAGCCTCGTAACCAAGACTAGAATAGTTCTTAAATAAACCACTCCACTTAGCCTGTATTTCATTAAGGCTAACAACGTCCGGAGGGCGATGACTCATTGTAACGATTTCACGCTCTTCGTTATAAACTGGAGCTTCTGTCTTTTTAGGTCTTCCGCGTTTTTTAATCGGAGCTTCTTCATTATCTTTATTAGCCAAGACTCTGCGCCTCCTTTCTATTTTTCATTTGTTCGTTTAATTTTGTTTCCATAGTATTTAAATCTTCCCACAATTTATGAAGTTCCTTTTGTTCGTTTAGTTCAAATCTTTGTTTGTCTAAACGAAGCAGATTATCTCTACACCACTCCATTATAACTGGAGCTTCATGCTTGAGATTCGTTTCATCTATCTCTGTTAAAGTATAAGATTTATTTTCTTTTAATATAGAACTTAATTCGGCTTTAGCGTCTATTTTTGAATAAGATCTAAGAGCTACATAAAGTGTAAAATCTAAATAAAGGAAAACAAATTTATCTGTTAAACGATGAAGTAGTTCATCGAAATTTTCAAAATCATCTAACTCTATTTTGAAGACCATCTTTGTCCTCCCTTTTATCCTTTTAAATTCCGGAGCCCTTAATAGAGCTCCGGTTTATTTTAATATTAATATTTAATTGATCCATCAGCAGCTAATCTAGAAGCTTCTACTCTATATCCATTCTTATCAAAGATATATTGCTTTCCTCCTATACTAACCACTTTATTTGTATCGTAGGTATATCCTAATTTTACATACCATGATTGATTATCATCTGTAGTTTCTTTTATCCAACCTTCGATATATTTACCGCTAATCCATTGATCCTTACCAATATTAAACCACCAAGTTTCTCCAACTTTAGCTTTTGCTTTACTTGAAACTTTAGTTCCACGTTTAAGTGATTTAACTATAGTAGAATCTGTAGAAGGAGCTTTTCTTACATTTAATGATGCAGCTCCAACTACCTCTAAAGAGTTTGCTACAATAGCTACTTCTTTATATTCAATTTGAGCTGTAGTACTAGCCTCTACATTTTTACCGTCTTCAAGATTAATAGCTGTATGGTGTCCTTCGTAAAGAAGCACTGCTCCTCTTGGAAGATAGTCCGGAGAAGTTAAATACTTGCTATCAGTATAAGCTTTGAATCCAACTTTAGTTAAAGCTGATTTTTCATTGCCAGTATAAATATACTCTGACACTTCCAATCCAGCCGCATTACAACAAGCTGCTACTAAATTAGAACAATCTGTCTCGCAGTTATTCTTAATTTTAGAAAGATCAAATCCAACCTTTCTAGCTTCTTTGAATAAAGAGTATCTTCCAGCATCGTTGGTATTAGAAGCGTCTTGATCATAACCAATATGGTCGTTAGCACAAGCAGCTTCCATAGCTTTAGCTATAGCTTCTCTTACTTTAGAATCTGGATGAATTAAAACTACATTCCATGGTCTGTTATACCATGTTCTAGTGCAAACTTCTTTCCCGGTTTGATCTCCTGCTTTACCGCAAGAATATTTACCCCTTTCATCAGAAGCTGCGTGTCCTATTTTACTCATAATTACCTCCTCATGCTAACTCTATTACATCATGCTCTCCGATTATGGCAGTCATAGAACTTGGAAGAACTACTTCGTATTTATTTTCCTTCTCAAAAATATCTGATATTATTGCTTGAGAAATTCTTCCATGAATTCTTACTATAACTTCCTAACCTATTAAGTATTTCATAATTATCCTTACTTGGCTTTATTAGCCAGATTAATACCATAAACACAACTTTCAATTAAAGAATCAAGAATCTCTTCTGAAATATCAATATTCATAGACTTTAATTGAGCCATTACAAAAGCCTTTCTCTTTAATCCATCTGGATCTACATCCTTTAACTGTTGTTCAGCTGCTTTGCAAAAGATCTGAATATATTCAGTTACTTTATTAAGATTTTCCTGACCAAGTTTCTCTTTAAGCCAAGCATTAACCTTTGGTATTAAAGCTAAGATAACTGTAGCTAATACGCCCACTAAAATTTTTATAATAATTTCAATTATAAATTCAAATTCCATGATTAATTACCTCTGATTATCTCATCCATCTGCTCTG